CTAGACGATTTTTAGTGATCCATCCGGCAGGGGCCGCTGCAATGCCTGGGCGATATCCCATGGCGCCGACATCCACGCGGACCATTCGTCGGGCGTCCGCAGGATCACCGGCATTGCCTTGGGGTGGATCGCGCCGACCTCGGCATTCGGCGGGCAGGTCAGGAATCCGAACAGGTCGTCGGTGGTCTCGCCATCCTTGACCTTGCGGATGCTGGTCCAGTCGCGGACCTCGATCCCGGCGAACATCATCGGCGCGTCATCGGTCGCCTCGAACCAGACCGGCTTGCGATCGCGCCCCGGTTCGCTGAACGCCTCGATCGGCACGAGGCATCGATGCGCGGGGCCCAGCCATCTGCGCCAGTGCGGGCTGGCGACATTGCGGATATTGGTCACGCCACTGTCGCGGCCCGATGCGGGCAGGTATCGCGGCGGCGTCGGCATGCCCCAGCGTGCCTGCACGATCTCGGGACCCTCGTCGCCGTTGCGGATGATCGGGGCGAGCCGGTCCGGATAGGCATCCTCGGGCCACGGCTGGTTGCCGGTTCGGTCCCTCGCCGAGAACAGGCGTGCGATCTCAGCGGCGGTGGTGCGCGGTTTGTAGAGATTGCACATCAGGGGAGGATGGGGTGCCGTGGCAACAAATCCAAGAGAGAAGCGACTCTCAGGGCAGGAAATCACCTAGAAAAAACCCCCGCAATGCGGGGGTTATACGGTCATTCGGAATACTTACAACCAAGTTTCCCATGGCTTTCCACTGCTATCCTCGGGCTCAAGATAGCTCGACATAGCGCGCTGCACCTCTGCAGGCTGAAGTGAAGCCTTCCGATTCGAGCGCTGCACTATCTCTTGAACGGTCTTCTCTAGATCATCGGCGGGGGCGAGGGTGGTGGCAAGACCTTGAGGATCGGACATGAAGGACTCCGCTACAGTGCTGATGAATTTCCTCGTTCAGTATCGCTTTTCTCTTGACTGAAGCAAGCACGTTTCGTCTTTCAGGGGTGAGCACCGGTTATGTCATTGATGAGGCTAGAAATGTTTGAGCGCAACAAGCAGGAAGAGGTAGCAGAAGATGTCCGTCAAACAAGTGTACTGGAGCCAGAACTGGTCTTTGGCCTAGTTGGGCCGCTCGGAAGCAACATTGATGCCACGCAAGAAGCGCTGATGAGTGAGTTGAAAAAAGTTGGATACAGTCCGATTCTAATTCATCTCACGAATGATATAAAAACCATAATACCGGCAATTAAGGAGAAGCGAATAAAGACGTACGAACAGAAAATAAACTTTATGAACGAAATAGTGCGCAATTCAGGCAAGGAAGATTTCCTAGCACGGGTCGCAATTGCCATTATCGCAAGCAAACGAGTTGCGTTAAACTTAACCCGGTCACTTACACATAGACAGGCACAGGATTTTCAATCACCAAAGACCGCATACGTGATTAGACAACTGAAGCGACGACAGGAAGTGTCAACACTAGCAAAGGTCTACGGAAAGAAATTTATTCAGATTTCAATAGCGGTATCGGAAGCCGAGCAACGGCAGGCGGTTTTGAGTATTATTGGCCGTGAAAGGCCTGAGCTTTCACAGCAACAAAGAGAAGATGAAGCGCGAAAATTAATAAATAGGGATCGGGATGAATCCGGAGTGGACTATGGGCAAGGCATAATTAATATACATCATTCCGGAGATGTATTTGTAGCTGGAAATTCTAACGAAATTTCCGTTCAAATTTCTCGATTTATAGAAGCTTTTTTTGGATCAAATCTTATAAGCCCCACAAAGGATGAATTTGGCAGTCAATTGGCAAAGACAGCTTCACTTAGGACGCTTGATCTAAGCCGACAGGTAGGCGCCGCAATCATTTCTTCACAAGGAGATGTAATCACACTGGGGTGCAACGAAGTTCCCCGCCCTTTGGGTGGCAACTACTGGTGCGACGACAACGAACCACAGCGAGACATCGAGCGGGGCGTCGAGCCAAATAAACTTGAGACGACCCGTTTAATTCATGATTTCGTGCATGCGCTTTCAAAATTAAATGTTCTTAAGCAGAGGCCGGACGAGGTCTTGAAGCACGAAGAATTATCCCATGTCCTTAAGGACGCATTTGTGTCAGATATAACGGAATTCGGGCGAATAACGCACGCAGAAATGTCGGCTCTGGCTGATGCTGCCCGCCTCGGAAGGGCCACCTCCGGAGCTACAATTTATGTAACCACATTTCCTTGCCACAATTGTGCCAAACATCTAATTGCGGCAGGCATTAAGAGAATTGTATATATTGAGCCTTATACAAAAAGTAAAGCTTTAGAATTAAGCGGGGACGCACTCACTGTGAGCAAAAGTGATGTCAGTAAAGTGGTGATTGAGCATTTCGTAGGCATATCTCCTAGAAGGTATTCCGATATATTTTCGAAGACAAGAAAGCGGCGCGACGACGAAAATAAGATTAAGCGTTGGCAGTTTGACGATCCAACCCCAATGGTCGACGACAAAACGGGGACGCATACGCTGATAGAAGCTCAAGTTTTAGTTGGATTTGATAAGCTAATGAATTCAGTTTCCGAAGCGATGAAGGTATCGTCTTGATGTGAGGTTTCGAACGCTGGCATTCTACGAATGGGCATAACTAGATCACCCCTCATGCCACGCCACCAGACACCGCAGCGCAATCCCCGGCAACGCCTCGCGCGGGATGACCAGCACGGCCTTGCCGCCGTGCCAGACTGTCAGCCCCTCCCGCGTGATCGAATATGTCGCGGGAGGGGTGACCGGAGCTTCACCGCGCGATGGCATTGTGCAAGGCGCCCGGCAGCGTGTCCTGCGCATCCTTCAGCTTCGCCTCGGCGAGGTTCTGAAGCACCGCCGCGCTCGGCTTAAGCGCCCCGATCGCATCCGGCACGCTGCTGCGCACATAGCCGAGGATCAGATCCAGCGCCGCACGGCCGGTCAACTCGCGGGAAACGGCCAGCTGCGCGCCGGTCATCAGAGCGGAATGCAGCGCGTCACGATGGCGCGCGGCGATGTCGATGCCCCATTTCTCACGCGCCTTGGTGGCGGCCCAACCGATGATGCCGGTCAGCGCGAGGCCGAGGATTTCGAGGAGATAGGGGGTCGAGGCAGCGATGATGTTTTCCATTTTCAGGCTCCTTTTATTCAGGTGGTTATTCAGCCCAGCAGCACGGCCCAGCTTTTCGGGCCGATGATGCCGTCGGCCGCGAGACCGTTGGCGCGCTGGAATTGGCGGGTGGCGCTTTCGGTCTGCGGACCGAAGATGCCATCGGGGGCCACGTCATAGCCCCGGGCCTGCATGCGACGCTGCGCGGTCATGACGTGCTGGCCGCGCGAGTTGCGCCGGATCGTCGGCGGGATCTCGGGGGTGGTGACGGTGCTGGCGCTGCCGGTATCGACCGAGGCCCACCAGCTGCGCACATCGAATCCGGGGCATAGCGTCGGGGCGAGATCGCGGTGACCGACCACCTGGGCGCCGGGGTGCTTGGCCAGCAGATCGCGCACCAGCCGAATCGTCGCCGCCTTCTGCGCATCCGTGCGATTGTCGACGCCGACATTCGGGCCGGTGGCGCGCTCCAGCCCGCCGATGCAGCAGATGCCGAGGCTGCCGGTATTGTGGCCCGCGACATGAGCACCGACGACGCTATCGGCCCGGCCTTTCTGGACGGTGCCGTCGCGCTTGATGATGTAGTGGTAGCCGACGTCATTCCAGCTGCGGTCGAGATGCATCTTGCGGATGTCCTCGACGCCCAGATCCTGATCGGCATAGGTCGCGCTATAGTGCAGCACGATGAAGCGCACCGGTGCGTTGGTCATGTCATTGCTCCATGAAAAAACCCGCCGGTGAGGGCGGGTTGGGTTGGGTCAGCGTGGCGGCGGCTGTCTGGTCAGGCCTCGGCCCTCGCAATTGCGGCCTGCGCCTCTGCCCGCATAGCAGCCCGGCCTGTGGCATCAGGGATTTCCTGCGCATAGGCCACGAACGCGAAACGAGTGTCCGCACTGTCTCCGAGGAACGCGACGGTTGAGAGATTGTCAAACCCAGCGCTGTCCGCTTCGGGGTCGTCGTTAATATCACGGATGATATCGTTCCCGTCCCCGCGCATCGTTATAATGTCTCCCTCGACCATGAGTTCGACCACATGCCATCCATCGGTGTCCTCACCTACTGACACCACCAATTCCTCCATTGGCCATGTGCCAACAAAATTCGCACCGGCGATCCAGCCATGTATGAAATTGTTATAACTAATATGCAGGTGAGGCTGGGCCCACCTGTTCGCCCCATCCATGCGGATTTGCAGAGCACCCATGCCGTCCCCTCCTGCGGCGATGGCGTTATTCCATATTGCCACGCATACATAACTCGTGCGGCTCTGAGTGGGGGCGGCAATGGTCGTTTCGGTCGCGAACGTATAGGCCCCATCGACCATTGCAGGAAGCGCCGTCGATGGAGTGGGGCCGGAATATGGCGAGCCGTCATTGTTCAGAATGAACACCGTATCCGGCATTTCACCCGGTCCGGGTTCCGGGTCTGGGTCAGGATCGCCCCCGCCACCAGTATTGGGGTCAGCCAGCGTCCAGTTCGGCATCGGATCACCATCGGACGGTTGCCACCGCAACGCCGCGCCTTCGGTTCCGCCCATCCCGACAGGTTCATATGCGGTCGCGATTTCCCATGCGATCTGCCAGAAATACTCGGCTAGAGCCTGCGGCACGGCAGAGTGTATTCCCTCGTGGTTTTCAAACTCCGGCATGATCCAGACGTTTTCCGCCTCGGTCAGATTGACCTGATACATGCAGGTCGCCACGAGACAGGACAGGCCATAACTGCCAGTAGTGCCGGGATGAATATCATCCCAGAACAGTTCCTCAATATCTGTGATTCCCGGCACCAGATCGTTTTGAATATCGTCGTAAACCCGTTCCATCCATTTGTGGCCGGGGATCAGCCAGACGCGCCAATCCTCGGGCAGCGACGGATAAAGCTGGTGCATTTTCCAAGTCGCATAGTCTGCCATGTATTTGAAACTGTTTTCATATTCAGGCAGGCCGGTGCGGAACGTATATCCCGTCCATTCAGCGGGCGGTTCTGTTCCACCGGGGCCATTCAGGTCGGGCCAGATCGACCACAGGATAACCTCGTTCCCTGCCCCATTCTCGATGGTGTTAGCAGTAAACCGGCAGAAGTAGTCCAGCGTGTTAACCATACCTTCGCTGGTCGTGCGCGGAGGCGGGCCACCCTCGGTAATCATCAGGGTATCGAAACCCTCGATGTTCAGACGTGCGTCTGCCTCTCCTGAGGCGGGGTTATCCTCGACGGGGTTGTCCCATCGCCACGACAGGTTCGCGCCTGGGATAGTTGACTTGATGACCTTACCATAAGCGTCGGTAATGCCGACGCTGCCAAGCAGGGCGCGGAGATTCGATGGAAAAGGCCCGCTATGCACATAGGAGTCGGTCAGGCTGTGCCCGCTGTGGATCGACATGGTGGCGTTGGTGGACGCGGTGCGGGCGAAGTCGCCGGGTTCGACAGGCTCATCCGCCGCGACGACCGGCCCGAGCGCCACGCCCCGCACCCAGCCGCTCTGCCCGGCCGCGTTCTGGGCGCGGACGTTCGGTGCGATCAGCCGCCCGATATCATCCTCATCCAGCGTGATGCTGGCGGTGCCGCGCACGGGTGGATATCCCGTCCAGGTCTCGCCGTCATCCGACCACAGCCACCGCTGCGTCACCTCGATGGGCGCCGTGCCGGACCACAGGCCAGCCGTGGCGGTCAGCGTCTCGCCCACCTGCGGGGTGCCGGTCGCGACAGGGGGCGCGGTATTGACCGGCGGCTGCGCGGGCACAGGATCGCCATTGAGGCCGACGCGGATCCGGAAGGGTGGCCAGAAGCTGTTCATCGTCAGAACCCCCTCACAACGGTCAGCGCGGAACTGCCATGAAAGGTGCTGCGCGCGACAATCGTCACCGCATCATCCACCTGGAACGCGCCGGCGTAGCCCGGCAGCCGCAGCCGGTTCGCCTCGTCCGGCTCGCCCGGGCAGATGTCGATCGGGTGCGGGCTGTGGTTCTGGACGATGTCACCCGCTTGCAGCGAGATCGGGTCGGACCAGCTGTCGGTGATCGGATAGACGGGCATGTGAGCCTCCATGTGAAAAAGCCCGCGCGAGGCGGGCGGTGGTAACGAGGTTGCGTTGAGACCTTGGCCGCTTCGGATTGGGCCCTATCTATGGGCGATGATCTTCACCCGACTGCACAAGCGCCTGCGCGACATGCGCGATGAAGCCATCCGGCGTCCGCAATATCGCGTGGTCTACATGCACGCCCTGTCTGTCGCCCATATGGATGGCCGCCTGATCGCGGATGATCATCCATCATGGGAACGCGTCCACGAAGCCATAGCGGCCGCGCGGGCTGGCGATCCGAATGCGCTGGACGCCATCGAGCGTGAGTTGCTGCGCCTGAAGGAATGACAACGACGCGATTGAACGGTTGATTATTCGTGCTATGGTTTAGCGTCTCGCGCGCGCACATAATTTTGCGAGGCAGGGCCAAGGTCAGATTGCATTTTGCGGCATCAATGATCTTGGCCCACCCTCGGGCCCGGAGCGGCCTTTCAGGTAGGGAATACCTGACCATAAGGACAAGGTGACTTCCACGTCAGCTTCGGCCAGAACAGCGTCACAGCCGAGCGACATGGTGAGCGTGTTTTCGAGTGACCGTGTTGTGGTGACGAGTGGCGTCGCTCGGCTGAAAAATCCCTATCCCGATCACGGCTGCGGCGTGAGCCTGCGCATCTGATCCTTGATATCGTTGATGCCCGACTGGATGGATCGCAGATCGCTGGTCTGGCACCAAGGTATCGGTCATTCCAAGGTAGCGGTTCGCGCGCAGGTCAGGTGTGTTATTGATCCCTACCGCTGATCGTTCCATGCTAGACGTCGGCGGCATTGGGACGGCCATAACTGCTCTCCGCGCGGGGCCGTCCCATCTCCATCCAGTTCACCAGAACCTGATCTTGGTCGGATGCATCCATGCGATCCACCACGGCCATAGGTGCCGCTCATCCTCGGGGATCAGCGCCTGCCTGCATTTCAGTGCGCAGTAAATCGAGACCATCTTCAGGCCGCTGAACACGACGTTGAACATCCGGCCATGGACCATGTCCCGCCATGCCTCGGCGCTGGCCGGCGCATACGCGCGCGCTATGGGCATGGCCACGTCCCAGTAAAGCCCCCGCGTGATCAGGATGAAGGAAAGCAGCGCAAAGCCGACGACGAACCACCACGTGGCCTCGCCTACAACCCGCAGGCTGGTCCGAAACGCCCAGATGATCATCAGCAGACCGGCCGCGTTGATGATGGCGATTGTCCCGATGATCAGTGCCATGCCGTGTTGTCCCTTTGTAGTTGGCGCACGAGCCTTTCGACCGCGACGACCTTGGCCCGGACGGCGCGTTCCTCGCGCTGATATTGCTCTTGATGGCGGCGCAGGGCTTCGTCTGCCGCTGCCTCCCGTCGGCCTTTGCCGCAAAGCTGCCTGATGAACCGCATCATTTGCGCCCCCGCAGTTCCCTGACGGCCTCCCTCATCGTTTCAGCATTGGCGCTGATGGCCAAATTGGTCTGGGACAGCAGGTCCCGGTTTTCTTTGCCCATCGTTTGGGTCAGATCGAGAAGCTTGTCCTGCAGCTGGTTGTTGCGCCGGTATTGCACGATATTGGCGATGGCCTGCCCCACGATCACCACTGCTTGCAGGCCGCCGCCGATCTGCTCGACGACTGTCATCGGGTCCATGGCGGCTCCTTTGTGTGAAATGGTGCGACAGAATCCGACTTTGGTCAGCTTGGAATATTCGCCACCATAGGTAAGGTTTCCCTTACCAGCGATTCTGCATCCTTCCCGCACAGTCGCTGGCAGCCCGGCTCAGGTACCATCAATTCTATGAGCCGGGCGCCTTAACTGGCCTCTTGCCGGATCGCCCCAATGCTGCGCAGGCTATAACTGACCAGCAATGGTCTGCGGGGCGAGCTTGTGTAGGCAGCGTGCTCGCCCCGTTCCCGGTCGAGGCGCGCCACGCGGCTATTGCGCATGATGCCTGCGCAACCCGGGCAGTCAGCGGCTGAAGGCAAGCGTTGCGGCGACATAGGCCAGCAGGGCGATTAGCCCTGCACTAAACGACAGCGGGAGGCCTTGGCCGCTGCGGCTGGTGCCTTGGCTATCTATCCATTTACCCACGCTAGGATGGCGTTGCGATCTTCCGCTGACAGCCCTCCTGTGGTGCTGATGATCATGCGCGAAATATCCTGTACGCAACTCGTGCTGTTCGCTGGGTCACCAACCACCAAATATTGGCCAGACATTTCTGCGTCTGAAAATCCAATGGCTGAGGGGCTGCCGCCGTTGACGGCGAGAGAGGCTGGGGAGCTACCCTGCTTGTCAAACAGAATGGTATTCCAGCCCATCATGTCGTCGAGCGTCGATGTGATCTGTCCGGTGCTGCCAAGGCCAGCCCATTGCCAGCGCGGCGGAGACATCGTTGTTCTGAAATAGAACTCCCCACTGCCCGCGACGAACACCTTCTGGAAATTGACTGCCTGATCGGCATAAAAAGCGCGGGATGCGAACACCAGACCAGAAAACGGCACTGACGCACCTGCCGCGTCATTGACGAACGCCTTTGAAGTTTGACCAAAGCGGAGCACAGGCCGTCCATCGCGGGACGCCAGAGAGGGCATGGACCCCGCCCCCGATGGCAGGATGGTGCCAGACCCTACACGCGCCGACCACGCACCTGACCCGCTATAATCTCTGGCATCCCATGCTCCCAGTAGTCCGGGTATTTGGGCAATGGTATCGTCCAGCGACGGAAGGTCAGGGAAAAACGCGCTATCGGGATAAGCGGACGCATCGCCAGAGAAGTTGATGGGCATCGTCCTACCTCACAGTTGAAGGGTGTAGCCGAGCGCCGGGCGCAGTACGCGCTTGCCGCTCAAAAACAGCGATGGCGCTTCGAAACCATCGCGAATAGCGCCGGTGCTGATGGGCCAGATATCGGACACGTCTTGCGCGTCCTGTTCGCGCCACGCATAGGCCAGAAGTTGGCCAGAGGGACTCGCACTGCATTGCAGGGTGATCTGCCGCTGACCGGTCTGGGTGACCGATTGAACGGTGATCGAGCCATCGCCAATCTTGAAACCGGCATCGGGTCGGACCTTGCAGAACGTCCAGTCGATCATTAGCGGCGCTAGGCTGTCAAAATCGACGGCGATGTTGTTACCCTCAACCGTAGCCGACACCATGCGCGGGCAGCGCCATTCCCGCCCTTTGATGACCTCACGCATAGCATGGGCAAATGTCTCGCCTTGCGGACAGGTTCGACTGGTGAAGGAATGGTGGATGTTTTCCAACGAACCGCCGTTGATCCCGAAATCCATATGGTATCGCGGCATGACCATGGTAGCATTGGCCCGCGCCTCGACCACATCGACAATGGCAAGTCGCGATTGCCACGCGCCGCCGCGATACATGGGCGATCGAAGGCCCGAGCCCGAAGCTTGGTCACAGAACCAATGGAAGGGAACCCCTGGCGCATCCTCGGCCGATGTCGCCTCACGATCGTCCATCATATCGGCCAGTTGCGTGGCATAGACCTCGCGCGCAGTCTGCCAGTCACCTTCCTGGTGGGTGAAGCAAATGAAGATGCCCGCGACCTCATAGCCAAGATCGGTCAAGCCGTAGAAGGTGTCCCGAATATCCTGGGTCCAGTTGTTCCACGGCGTCGTGTAATCGTCATTGCTGTCCTTCCAGATGCCCTGGCCCGGATTGTCGCCAATGATCTTGGTGCCCCCGACCGCCGACGATCTGACCGTGAATACGGGATATGGATCACCCAGAAGCTGGCCGAGGCGAGCGGCAGCAGTTGCGCCATAGGAGTGAATGGTCGAGTCTGCCCACGTCCAAGCGTCCTGCTGCACTGGGATCAGCCGCTTCGGCCCTGCGGGGGTAGGTACACCCAGCCAACCACGCAGACCGCCCCGGATCCCCTGAATATCGTCCAGGGTGAAAATGTGGTGCTTCATGGGCGGGAACCGCCACGGCAGCGGATCATTCATTTCGGTCGCGTCGGCGTTTGACTGTCCCATCACCGAGAGTATATAGGCCGTGCGGGTCGTGCCTGCCGGAGCCGCGACCGGATAGCGGACTCCTCCGCGCTCCATAAAGCGATCCACGGCGTCAATTCCATAAGTCCCGGCCTGCGCCGTAAATTCAACCTCCCCCTCGGAATTCTCGACTGCTGCCCAGCCGCCTTCCGGGGCCGCGACTGCGCCACCAGCAGGACCAGCCAATCGGGGGCCGCTCGCGGTCATGCGCATAATGTCGCGACCGCCCAGACGCATGAGGGATCGAGACCCATCGGACAGTAGCGGAGCATCATTTACGAGCTCTATCTGCGCATCAGCATGAGAAATCGCCTCCTGCTTATCTGCCTCCGCATCAGCCAGAGTGCGAATCGCACTGACCACTCGGGCAAATTGTGCCCCGATTGTCTCGATGATATAGGTTCGACCCTCGCGGATTGCCTCTGCGGGTAGGATCGAAAAATCAACGTCGCGCAAGTTTCGAGTGGTGCCAGAAACTTGGACAGTGATATTGCCAGTCTCGTTGTTGTGCGCCGCAGTCAGTCGGAAAAGCCTTCCCGCCGTGAACCCGGATAGATCGGTGGCGGGGTCGATTTCGGCAGTGATCGCATTGCCGCTGCCGCCGATGTTCGTCAATGGGATTACACCAATGATTCTATCGGCAGAGTTTCGCACGGTCGCCTCAGCTTGGATCTCGGCAAGCGAGACATCTCCAACCTGCACCCTAAAGACGCCCGCAATCCGCCGCAAGTTGTAAACCCTACCTACCACGAAACCACCGGCAGGCCATGCTTGGCCATCTGCGCCTCGTACCGAGGCAGTCAGGGCACCAATCGTGATAGTCGGGTTTGCGGCTTCATTACTCGCCATGGGGCGATACTCGATTGAGCCGATAGTCGGTACGCTGGTGATGCCTGCCGCAATCATCGTAGACTCGATTTCCGCCACGATATTGTCGCCAGTGCTGGTGTCCGGATCCACGACGATGGGGATCGGCACCGAAACTCTTATCGCTTGCGTTCGCGCATTGTCCTCTGCGATGCGCTCAGCGCGTTCCTCTTGGGCAGCAGCGTCTCGCACCCTACGCCACCAGCGACCGTTGGCGTCCTGCGCGAAGTCCTCGGTCTCAAGCCCATCGCTCGGGCCGGTCGCGAGAGGTCGCCATTCTCTCGTGGTGTTGCCTGCAAAGAAACTGGTGATGACGAAGTCCGCCCATGACGGAACATCGACGCCGCTGGGGCTCTGTTGTGCAGGCAGGTAATAGACCCGGCCATCGCGAACTTCGTCGCGCAGCGCATCCATCACCGCCTGCGTCGGAATGCGATCCCGGACGCCCCAGCGCGGCGCGGTCGCAAACAGCGGATCGTCCTCGGTCTGGTTCGCCCCGCGAACGGTGTAATAATCCCCTTCATCGACCAGAATCAGGCCGAGGGAAGCAGACAGTGCGGACTGCCCGGCGCTGACGGCGGCGGCGCGGGTGTTGAAGGATTTGGCGGTGTTGGCGAGGTCGGCTTTTTCATCAAGCTGATCGAGGATCTCTTGTAACGCCCCCGGATCGCCCATCGTCTGGGCCAGCGTCATGAACAGGTAGCGCAGTATCCGCTTGTCAATCGGGAAGCGAGCCGTCGAACGATCCCCGACCGGCAACGCGCCTGACCCGCCCTGACCGTCGCCAGAATATCCGGTGAAGTCGCGCAGCCACAGATTGATTTCGTCAGAAAGAGCCATGCGGCGGTCTCCATGCAAAAAGGCCCGCGCAAAGGCGGGCGGGTCGTCAGGATTTCAGGTGGTGTCAGGTCGTGGTGATCGTCGCCGGGCCAGCCCACGCGCCCTCGATGCCCGAGGCATTCGCGGCTGCGACCCAATAGCGGTATTGCGTGGCCGGGCTGACCGTATCGTCCTGATATTCGGATATCTGGCCAGACACGCCGCCGGTCGTGCCGATCAGCGATGCGTTGGCCGGGTTGGTCGTGGTGCCGCGATAGATGCGGATCGTCTCAAAGGCGCTGTTCGGGTTGCGCCACGACAGATGAACATAGCCCGAGCCATTCGACGGGATCAGCTGCGACGGCTGGCCGGGCGGGGTGCTGTTGACCGTGACTAGAATAGGCCCGAGGTCCTCCCATTCATCGACCCCGGCAAAGACACCCTGAAAGCGGACCTGCGCCTGATACTGCGCGCCGTCATCCACCGCAGAGGATCGGGCGACGAAATCGGTCACGATCATGTTGATCCATGCCGCATCGCCCACCTTGCGATAGCGCGCCTGAATGCGCAGGTCGTCGCGATCCGGGACGGGAACAGCGGTGACTTGTAGGGCTGCTGACGACAGCGTGTCGGTGATCCGAGTGATGACCTGCGTCAGCACCGCCTCGATATCGGGGGGCGGGTCACTGGCGGGAGTCTCGGCCTCGGCTGGCGGATCGCCTTCCTCGGTCGCGGCATTCCAGTTCTCGGACGCACGGTCCACCCTCGCCAGCGCGATGCGGCACTGCAGCTCTTTCGGGTCGAATTCGTGATCCAGCACTTCGTATTCGCCCTGGATGACGCGACCTCCGCCGTCCTCGGGCTGATAGTCCAGCAGGATCGTGTGGCGCTGGCCATATGCTGCGGGATAGCGGGCTTTCAGGCCGACAATATCGGTGATGATCTCGACCCGCGCGCGGTTGTCGTCGTGCATCTGCATCTTGGACCGCCTCCGCCCCTGCGAGGTGTTGGGGCACATCTCCAGCCGCATCTCCTGCGCGATCTCGCCCTCCTGCGCCAGCCGGGCCGAGTCCCGCCATGTATCGACTTCGGCCACCTCGAATTTGGCGGCGTCGGACAGGTGATAGACCCGCAGGGTGTTATAGCCCTCGCGTTCGCTGATCGCCTCGCTGGTCTGGATCTGCGCGATGTCCTTGGCCGTCACCGTGCAAGCCGGGGTGCCGAATGGTCCGCCGATCAGGCCGATGCGCCCGTCCTGCGTCTCGTAGACGCTGATGCCGCTGGAGGCCCGCATGCGGTCCAGCACCTGCGACGGTTCCTCGTCCAGCGTCCAGTATCCCCACAGCCGCATATTCGGCGCCGTGCCGCCCGCGCGCTGCGGGATGGGCAGATCGCACCAGTCGGCCATCGCCTCGACACTGTCCCAATCCACCTCGGACGGATCCAGCCGGTAGCCGTCCGGGTGGGTCAGGTAATGGGCGATGACCAGCGCCGCATTGTCGGACCAGACCGATGTTTCGGTGCGCGGGTCATAGACGCGCTGACCACGGATCACCCACTGATAGAGCGTGCCGCTGGCCTTGGGGAAGACCTTCATGAAATCCTCGCCCGGCGCGCGCGAGCGGACAAGGAAGGTCGCCTGATTTTGCAGCCGGTGATCGGCAGTCCAGTAGGGGAACCGCTCAACCAGAACCGGATAATTTCCGCCCTGACCTGATCCGTCGCGGGTGGTGACGAAAACATATCCCGCCTTCTCGCCCGAAACGACCTCGGTGTCGTTGATCGTCACCGGCTCGCCGTCGATCCAGAAATGCTCGAATGCGTCGATCCGTCCATGATTGACGACAACAAGCTGATGCAGCGTGCCCCCGTTGACATCGAACAGCGCCCTGATGCCGCCCGCCAGATAGCGCCCGACATAGACGCGGCGTGGGGCATCGGTCTGCTCCAGAACCGCCTGAATTTCCTGCGTCGGGATACTGACGCTTGGGGCCAGCAGGCGCGAGACCGCCGAATACGCCGCAGCAGTTGCGAGGCTGGCCGCCGCCACGCCCGCCTTATAGCCCCATGAGATTGCGGTCAACGCGGATACGCCCGCCGAGGCCGACAGGTAACTGACCGCAAACGCGACGGCCTTGGCAATGCCGGAAAAGATCGCCATTCACTTCACCATTGCAATTTCTGCGACCCGGTATCCCGACCGCTCAAGAATGCGCTTCGCCGCGCCGCCGTTGCAGGACATTTTCACCAGCGTTGTGCCATGATCTGATGCCCACGCCTCGAACGCGCGCAGCAGCGAGAGGCCGGAGCGATCTTCCGCATACCAGCCGAGCTCGACCGCAACCGGGTCGGGACTGATCACCGTCTGCGTGATCGTGCCCGCGATGAACCCGCGACCGGACATCAGCACCACGCTGCGCGGATCGTGGATCAGCCCGGCCAACGTCTCGCCCGTGCGGACGCGGCAGACCCGCTGCGGGCCGTTCACGGATCGCACCAGACGCTCGATCAGATCGATGATGCCGGGGATGTCGGCATCGGCAGCGGGGCGGATCATCCCGCTGGCACCCATGCCACCGCACGGTTCTTCAGCGACGGCATCTGATTGAAGCCCCTGTCGCCGGATGACCGAGAGCGCTGATCGGCGTCGTTCCATCGGCCAAAAGGGGCTTTCCCCTTCCAGCTCATCCGCCCATAGGCCTCCAGCTCAATCGTGCGCTCCTGCGCCCCGGCGGTGCTGCGCATGTCCCGCATCCGTCCGGTGAACACGCTGATAGGTTCGCCGATCAGCCGCCCGCGATGCTCGCCGTCCCGCTCAACCATGCCGAACAGCTGGTAGAACAGGCGGCAGGGGCGATTGTTGACCTCGGAATCCTGATTGTCGCAGCGCGCGATCATCTCGGGCGAGGCTGCCGGTATCTCGAAGCGGATCATGCCGGCCGAGGTCCCATAGGTCAGTGACATGGCGCTGATCTGGATCACGTCGCCAGTGCCCTGATAGGTGACGCCGCCTGCGGTCAGCGGGCCATAGCCCAGCCACCACCGCTGCGGGTTGGTCGCGAAATCCATCTGGCACAGGATCGTGCAGGCCACGTCGCCGCGCCGCAGCTCCTCGTCGGGGGTGTCGTGGATCGACATCAGAAGGCCTCGATGAAACTGAGGTTGGCGAATTTCACCGGGTCGATAGAACCGCCGATCTGATCGCCTTTTTCCAGCCTGCACCGAAGCCGAAGCTGATCCACGATCACCACCGATCCCGTCGCATGGTCGCCGCGAATATTCGGCATCACCGATACGCGGATCCGGTTCGGCAGTTCATTGATCGAGGTGACGTTGACCACCTGATAAAGACGGTCGCCAAGCGTGATGTAATGGCCCGGCCACAGCTGCGACAACGCGGGCTTGGTCACATCGATATAGCTGGCCCGGTGCGATGCAGCCGCTTGCAGCGTGAAGCCCTCGAAAGGATCGCTGGCAAAGCCGACATGATCGAAAGTCCAGAGCGGTGCCAGAGATGTCCCGTAGAGCATCCGGCCCCGGTTGTCGTTGGGTCGCCATTGCGCCAGCACCGGCACGACGCACTCGGCATTGGCCGCGCTCATGGCCGTGACGAAAGACGACAGCGCCAGCTGCGCCTGCATATCCTGCGCGATGACATTCAGATCCAGCCGCCAGTATCCATTCAGCGTCGGCTGGCCGAATGTCTCGCCGTCGATATTGACGAAGGGGCTTAGCCGCATGCCCTCCATCGTCGGGACCGCAGACCGGATATTCACCGGGTAGGGAAAGGTGATATCCATCAGCGCCCCCTGCCCAGATACTGATCGTCGGAAGATCGGCGACCGGTTCCTTGCACGACCTTCAGGGATATGCCCTGAACCTGCTGGACCTGCGCCGCCGTGAAACCCTCTGGCGCGGTCAGGATGATTTCGACCTGTTGCTTATCGGTGCCTCCACCCAGCATATTCCGCGTCTGCCCTGCGCTGTAGTAGCGGGCCGCGCCGGTCGCCTCCAACTCAGGGCCATGCTCGCCGACGATGCGCCAGCCCCCTTGGTGAGATCCCCCAGAGGCAAAACCGGGGATGCTTAACCCGCCACCGAAGCCGCCGAACAGCCCGCCCAGAAGGCTACTCAGCCCGCTGGACATGAGCCTCGAAGCCATGTCCTGCAACATATTGGCGAATGCCTCCTTGACGCTGGTGGTGCCGCGCACGATGCCGTCAAGCTGGCTGGTGATGGACGATTGGATGTCGCTGCCAAGGCTGTCCGTCTGCGACATGACATAGCCCCGCTGGCCCTCGATCCCGTCTCCCAGACCCTGCGAGATATACTGGCCGATCTCCATCATCACGCGCGACGGCGAGCGGATGCCCATTCCTTCGCGCCAGCCGCCCTCATAGGCAGCGGCATCGTCTTTGCCCTGCTGCCCAATCGCAGATGTGCCAGCGGCGAGGCCATCGGCCAGCGGTTGCGGTGGGACGATAACATCCGCGCCTGGTGGGCTGGTGTCGCCGCCGCTGCTGATTGGGCCTTTCGCCGCGCCCGAGATGCGGTTGTATCCACGGTCGATGCGATTGACCGCCTCATCAAACCAGTCGATCACCGGCTGGATTTGCTCTTTCGCCCACAGGAACACTCCGACGATGCCGTCCCATAGTGTCTGGAAGTATTGCTGTAGCCCGCCCCACGCCTGCTTAAGCCCCTCGACCGCAAGCGACAGATCCCCCGTGATGATACCGGTGATCGTCTTGGCCAGACCGATGAACACGTCGCCAATCGCCGTGAACAGGTCGGTGAACCACGGCCCGACTGTCTCCCAATTTTCCCATGCGAGATAGGCACCGGCAGCGATTGCCGCGACCAGCGCGGCGAAAGGTGCGCTCAATCCTGCCACCACGAGAGCCAAGCCCTTAAATATGCCGACCAGCCCACCGATCCCGGCGATGACAGGGCCGATACCGATCAGTATGGCACCAAGACCAATCAAGATAGGACCGAGCGCAGCCGCAACCGCACCAAGAATCACGCCCCATTTTAGAAATTCTGGGTTTGCCTTGCTCAAGCCGCTAACAATGCGGGTCAAGCCGCGAACCAAATTCGCCACAAACTCAATAAGTCCAGTATCCGCAATTGCTAGCTGCAACGCCTCAAATGCTGCACTGAGTTCGCGCATCGATCCTTTGAAGCCCTGCATCTGGACCGCAGAAACCCTATCCGCCACACCACCTGAGTTGCGCAAATCTTCGGTGAAGTCACGCAACTCTTGAGAACCTTTGCCAACGAGACTGGCCATAGCCGGTCCCGCGCGCTGGCCGAACAACTCCATCATCATGCCAGCATCATTTGCGTGCGGTTCAAGCTGCTCAATGATATCGGCAAGAGGCAGAAGCCGACCTTCGGCGTCCTTGAAGGAAAGCCCCGCCTCTTCCATGATGCCGGCCATTTTCTTTGTTGGAGTCAGAGCGCGAGAAATCGCCCCTCGCAAAGATGTGCCAGCCATACTAGCCTGAATGCCCGCGCCCCCCATCATCCCGAGCGCGGCGGCGGCTTCCTCAAATTCGACTCCTGCGGCATTAGCAACGGGTCCGGCATAAGTCATGGCTTCGCCAAGTTGAACCAAGTTCGTATTGGCACTAGTAAATGCATTAACCAGAACATCAGTTATGTTCTCAAGTTCACCTACTTCTTTGCCGTATCCAGACAAGATATTCGTCACAATATCAGCAGCGTCAGCCATGTCCAACTGCGCAGACGAGGCCAGCTTGAGCGTGTCAGGCATAGCGCCGAGGATCTGGTCTGTCTCATAGCCGGCCATCGCAAGAAAACCCATTGCCTCCGCTGCCTGCGATGCCGTGAATTGTGTTGTTGCTCCAAGTTCTTTTGCTTGTTCAGTCAGAGATTTAAGTTGTTCTCCTGTCGCGCCCGTAACCGCTGCGACTTGGTTCATCGCAGCTTCAAACTGTGCGGCGGTTCGGATGGCCGCCACCCCAAAGGCAACAGTTGGCCCGGTGACATACAGGGACAAGTTACGCCCCATCCTCTGCATGTCCTGCCCCATGCGGCGCAGGTTGGTCGTCGCTTCGTTTAGGCCGCGCTGAAATGCCGCTGAGTCAAGGCCCAAGACAACGCGCAAGTTTCCGATTACATTGGACATAGAACCTCTTTCGACCCAAAAGGCCAAGATATGAAAACCACCGCTTTCGTGATTGCGATTCTTGCAAGTTTTTCGATGCCAGCGCTATCAGACGACAAGATTGACCGCGCAGAATATTGCGGAAACTACTCAAAAACTGCCATCGGTATCATGGAAGCCCGTCAGTCTGGAATCCCTGCCATTCAAGCAATGGAATATTATATGGAAGCTGCAAATCCGGACCAGAGAAAGATTATCACCGATTTTATTTTATCTGCTTACGCACGAACCCGAATGATGGGTGAAGAAGGAAAAGCAACGGCGATCACTGATTTTGGTGATGATGTTTGGGTTGAGTGCATGTCGGAATGGAACATTCCAAACGCCGACTATCAGCCTCCTGTGGCGCGGAAAGCAAATGAACCCTAACCTCTCAGCGCCTTGTCAATCTTGTCCCAAACCGAATGAAACCGCTTCACCCGATCCCGATCATCGACAGGACCACCCACAAACCTGTCGAGCGGGATGGGTTTCTTGAAATGCGGCATCATGGCCCCGAACCAGACCAGTTCACGTTCGCGCCGCATCCGTGCATTGGCCCCGCGAAACTCTATGTCGAGCATTCGCGGGGTCAGATCCCAGAACCGCGCCGGGTCCAAGCCCGCCGCGATGTAATTCACACAAAGTGCCCCGAGATCTAGGTCTTGGCCTTCGGGGCTTGGGCGTTTCCCACCTGATCCGGGAAGGCAGCTTTCATGACCTTCTCCATGATCGACCGATCCGCCGTCAGCATGTCGTCGGCCAGATCGGCGGCATCATCCGCCGAAATCCGCTCGCCCTTCTCCAGCGCTGCGGCAATGATGTCGATCATCATGCCGAAGGGTGGAACGCCCTCGATCCCGCCATCCAGAAGCCCGCCGAGATCGTTGCCATATTTCCCTTGCAGCTTGGAGATGCCGCCGAGGGTCAGCCGCAGGGTATAGGTTTTGCCGCCGAAATCATGGTGCAGCGCGCCGGTCACATCAGCCATCAGTCGCCCTCCGGCGTGCGCGGGTTCGGCGTGATCCGCTCGAAGATCTTCATCGCCAGCGTGGCCATGCGCTTTTCACCGACCGAGGATTGCGGGGTGAAATGGCTGACATATCCGCGATAGGTGCGACGGATGCCGCCCACCACGAATTCCACCATGACATCCTCTTTCTCGCCGGTTTCGTTCAGCGCGGCCAGCGTATCCAGCAGGACTTGGCTCGCATGCTCGGGCCAGTACTGGACCTCTTGCGACCAGTCGGCTGCCGCCAGCAAGCCGGGGATCGTCTCGCGCGTGCGGCCCGGGGACTGCATGTGCGTAACGTCGATATCCTCCGGCACCTTTTCCGGGGCATTGATCGTTTCGATGCCGAGGATCTGCGTCCAGGTCGTGGTTTCCGAGACTGTGCGCCCGATCCACAGTTCATCCTGCCAGCCGATCCCGACTTGGGAAGCTACTTCAACCATCGCTGGTCCTCCAGTGTGTCAAGAAATCAAGGCTGGCGCGATAGATCGCCTCGCCCGCGTTATCACCGCTTTCGCGGGTTTGGCGCATCCCGTCGAACAGGATGCCCAGAAAGCCGCCGCCGCGATGGAAGTCCAAGGCGGTTTTCACGGCGGCAGCCATGCCGCGCGCTTCCCCGAAGGTCGGCGCGTAGCAATCCACCTGCACCCGGCTTTGCTCCAGCACCTCGGGGCCTTGCATGTGATGGCCCTGATTGACGCTGATCAGATGCAGCGTGATGTATGGACGCCCGCCAAACTGCGGATGCTCGCCCCAATTGATCCGGTCGGATGGCACGGCGGGAAGCCCCGCTATCAGCAGGGCGCGGAAAGCTTGTTCCATTGGTCAGCCCCTCGCTGCCCGCTTCGCCATCCGCGCCGCGTGTTTCTGGATCTCGTCCCAGATCAGCGGCTTGAGACGGTCAATGGTGCCCTGCGCCTCGCTGTCGAATGCTGGCCGCAGGAACGGATCGGGCGCGGTGCCGGGGTGCTGCGATCCGGCATACATCCCCGCGTTGGTATGGGGTCGCGTCCCAAATTCTACGAAATGCGCGTGCCATGCGTTCTGCGTCGGGCCGAGATAAAGGATCGCGGGCGGATTGACGGCTTTGAAATTACGACGCGCGTCCCGCATTGCCGCCACAGCCGCGCCCTTGTCGCCGCCCGTAGCCTTCATCGTCTGCGCATATGCCGCGCGCCCGACCTCGCCCTTGGCACGCGTGCTGATCTTGATGCTTTCCTCAAGCCTGCCGGTGTCGATGGGGGCGTAACGCTTGGCCTTCGCCAGCATCGGGGCAGCCGCCTTCTGCAGCGCCCGGCGGGTGATCGCCACGCGGGTAGATTGCTTCGCCACCTCGGCCAGCGCCTTTTCGAGATCCTCGACGCCTTCCAGTCGGAACGTCATTCCCGCACCTCCGAGGCTGTGATCTCGAACCCGACGCGACGGCCCAGTTCCTTGATGCCGACGATGCCGTAAGTCCGGCCCTCGCAGATCAGCCGGTCCTTATGCGTGATCTGCGCGGTGAAGGATGAATACCGAACCGTGAAGCGCGCGACAGCGTCCACGCCAACTGTGCCAGCGGCATATCGCTCGGCGTCGCGCACGAACTTCCGTCCGGCCCATACCCGCCCGCCATGCGGTTCGTAAGATCCCGGGCGCGTTTGGTAGCCGTCATCGATCACGCCAGGGCGCAGGAACTGAACGCGACGGTCGAGATCACCGGTTTCCATATGCCTCATCCACATTGCAGAACACACGATACCCCGACAGCAGCGCCCTGACGGTCATCGGGGGAACGGCATCTTCGGCGCTGCCGCCTTCGCCACCGCGATTGGTATACATCCGTTCGGCCAGCATCTTGATGGCCACGCGGACGGCGCTGTCGGCAACGATCTGGAACCGGTCGTAGCCGGGATCATCCTCGGCCGGCATATCGTCGGGGTGGCCATAGATAGGGCGCCCGATCCAGTTGGCGACCTGCGATTGCGCCGCTTCGTTGATGGCCGAGATGGTCGGATCCTCGTCGTCACCATCGACACGCAGGTGCTGTTTCATCTCGGCAAGGTCGATGATCATTTCGAGGCCTTCGCCGCTTTTGCCTCGGCATCGGCCTTGGCTTTCGCGTCGGCATCCGCTTTCGCCTTGACCTCGGCATCCGCCTTGGCCTTTTCATCGGCTGCCTCGACAGCCTTTTCGCGATCGGCAATATCGGCTTCGCGCTTGTCCAGTTCCTGTGCCCGTGCGGCCATGGTTGCCTCACGAGCGTCGAGCTCCTGCGCCCGCGCATCGATATCGCGCCGGGCCGCGTCGATCTGTGCGGTGATCTCATCGGCCTCTTTCTGGATGAACGCGCGGACCTCATTGGTCGAAAGCGACAGTTCCAGCGAAACCAGTTCCTTGGCCTTGTCGCGGCTGATATCGCCGCGCTCGACCATCTGAGACAGACGATCAACGGAAGCGGGCTGTTTCGGCATGGGCATGAAGCCCGGCCCGGCGCCCGGTACCGCGAGGGCCAGTGCGGCCTTCTGGGCCTTCTGCGCGGCAGCGACGTCCTTTTGGGTCGCCGCAACAAAATTTCCGGCCTTGATCAGCTTGTCGGCATGGGCCTGATCGACCTCGATGATGCCACCCGCGGCGACGCGACCATAAGAACCGATCGCGCCCCGAAGGGCCTTGAGCTTCGGCATGTCCGAATTCCTTCTGTATGGGGATGGTCCGGGCGCGGAGTGTCCCGCGCCCGACGTTCAGATCAGCCGTCGCCGCCTTCGCCGCCGCCCTCGCCGGGCGCGGTGTAGTAGCAAAGCGCCAGCGGACGCTTGACCGCGACCACGCCGCGCTTCTCGCCGCGCACCGTCAGCATGTTGCGATCGAAGTTGTCGCGGTTTTCCGACGACAAAAGGATCTCGATGCCCTGACGCTCGTAATAGGTCGCGGCCATCCTGAACGCGCCGGTCAGGAAATCACCCTCAGGCATGTCCTCGGTATCGACCACGCGACGCCCCCAGAGGCGCGGCGTCGGCGTTTCCATGAACGGGTTGCCGAAGATGTAACGACCGGTCGTGTCCTTCAGCATCTCTGCCTGAGCCCAGTCCCAGATATTCAGGACATGTGCGTCGACGACATAACCGGCGGCGCTGACCTGCAACATGGCCAGGCGCATGCGGTCGAGGATCGTGGCTCCTGCCGGTTCGCGGGCGTCCTGCGCATAGGCCGTAGCATTGGTGATCAGGCCCGAGAAGTTCTCGCCCGTCCCGTCGCCCGCGAGGATCTGCGCGTTCTCGACCTTGTTGACCTCATAGGTCAGCGTGGTGTCGATATCGGTGCGCAGCGCCGGGACGTCATCCAGCATGTGCTTGTGGATTTCCATCCGACCAGCGATGGTCTTGACCGAGGCCTCGACCGCATCCCAGACCTTGTCGATCAGCGGCTTCACGGTCACACCGTCATCCGGCACGATACCAGCGGCACCCGTGCGGGAGATCTCCCGGAAGTACTTGATCAGCGCCTGTCCGGTCTGACCGACGGTGATCAAATCCTTCACCACCAGTTTCTTGTCCGGCTCGGCCACGATCTCGCTTTCGCGACGCTCGGGCAGCAGGACGCCGCCCGAATCCGGCAGCGAGGTGATCGCGTTGAACACCCCGAGGCTGTGATCGCCATTCACACCGGACTTGGCCAGCGCCTTGATGGCGTCGGCAGCCTCATCCACAACCATCTGTCCGAGGGACTTGGCGCCGTCTGCACCGCCGCCGCGGCGACCACTGGCAAAGCGCTGTTCCAGATCACGCTGGGACGCCTGCATTTCGCCGATCTGCTCGACCAGCTCGCCCTGTTTGAGCAGCAGCTTGTCGACCTCGGCCTTGGTCTCGCCGGTCAGACCGCCGAGACGCTTGTTCTCGGCCAGGACGTTCTGGACGCCCTCTTGCAGCTTGGCCGTGACCTTGGTGAAGTTTTCCTGCAGCTCACCAATCGCCGCTTCGTTATCAAGAGGCATTGCCATTCTCCATGTTGGCAATTGTCGATTTGACCAGCTCGTTAAAGCTGATCAGGCTCTTGGCAGCGCTCGGCATGCCATCTTCGCCAGCGCCCGGCGTGGCGGTCATTTCCTTGATGAGGCCGCGCCGCTCGGAGCGGGCCAGCCCGCCGCGCGCCATGGCAGCATCCATCTTTGCAAGGCTCTTGACCCGGGGGGCTTCGGCCCGGGCCTTCGGATCGGCCTCGATCTGGTCGGCGGCCAGCAGGTCATCGGCGAAGCCCTGATCGATCGCGGCACGGCCCGAAATCCACGTTTCGCGGTCCATCATCTGGCCGATCTCGCTGGCCTCGATATTTGTGCGCAGGGCGTAAAGCTCGGCCATGACCTCATCGAAGGCCCCCAGCTGGCCCGCGACCGTATTCAGCGCGTGGCGGTCTCCGATGGCAAAGACCCATGTGTTGTGGATCATCAGAAACCCGGCACGGGCGATCTCGACCCGATCCCCGGCCATGGCGATGACAGATGCGGCCGAGGCGGCAAGACCGACGATGCGGACGGTGACATCGCCCTTGTGGCCGCGCAGCATGTTGTAGATCGCCAGACCCTCGAACACGTCACCGCCGGGGCTGTTGATGTTGACGATGACCTCGCGGTCGCCGGCCGAGCGCAACAAAGCACCGATTCGGCGCGCGGTGACGCCGTATCCGTCCCAGCTCTCGCCGATCACGTCCATGACGTCGATGACGAAGGGGCCGCTTTCGCTGGTCTCGGCACGAGCCCGCAGTTCGGGCTGCCATCTTTCCAGCGCCTTGGGCGGGGCGCAATCGGCGCGCACCTCATCAGGCCGCACACCGAAATGCGCGACCGGCATATGGTTCTTGGCCATGTCAGATCCTTTCGTTCAGAAGGTCGATGGGCGACATCGCGGTCTGCACCATCAGATCGTCCGCGACGCCGCCGCGGCGCTCGAGGTTCAGTTTGTCGCGGGCCTCATCGCGCGACATGATGCCGTTGGTGGTCATCGCGCGCAGGAATTCGGCCTTGGCCTTGCTGTCCATCTGCAGCATCGCCTCGCGATTGAACTCGGCATAGGTGTCGCGCTGGTCACGCAACGGGATCAGCTGCTTGCGGATCCGCTGCTCGATCTTCTTCAGCAGCGGGTTGATGCCCAGCTGCATCCACGACAGGAAAATCTGCTCGACCCCGGTGCCCCACATCGTCTGGCCCTCGGCTGAGTGGCCGATGACGATGGGCGGGACGCCGAACCAGCGGCAGACTTCCTCGATCGAGAAGCGCCTGGTTTCCAGCATCTGGGCATCATCTGGGTTCAGCGTCAGCTGCTGGAAGTCCATACCGGACTCCAGGACCATGATCTTGCCCGCCCGGCTTGAGCCCATGTATTCCTCCATGAGCTTCTGGATCTGCGGCCGTTGCTTGTCGTCGATCCTCTGGTTCGACTTCAGGACGCCTGAGGCCTGCATCCCCGATCCGAACATCTTGCCCGACGCCTCGTCGGCCGCCATAGCCGCGCCCAGTGACTGGGTGCCCCAACGGATCGGCGACATCCCCTCATCGCCGCCAAAGCCCCAGCCGCGCAGATGCAGCATGTCGCGTTGCTTCACGACGCGAGGCCGCGACATGCCGGGGTCGCGAACCTCATACATCAACTCGTTGGTGACCTTGTTGCGGAACGGCTTGACCAGCGTCGATGGCAACGGCAGCAACGCGGCGGCGCGGCCATTGACCCAATCGATTTCGGCATAGGCGTTGCCGACGGCCAGAAGCCAGGACAGCATGCCCTCCCAGAACTCGACCGGCGTCTGATCCGCGTTCGGCGACAGCGCGATCAGATCATCAAGCGCACCGTCCACCTTCTGGCGACCCGAGGCGGTTTTCCGGAACACGTCGATCGGCAGCGAGGCCATCGCCTGGGCACTGCGCGCGACACAAGCCCAGACCGCCGAGACGGTCAGAGCCGACGACAAGGTCACGGTCTTGCCGCTGGCATTGGCCGCGATGTAATAGCCCAGATCGCCACCGGCCAGCACCAGGCGCTGTTCCTTGGTCAGATCGCTCAGCGCCGCCATGGGGCGGCCATGATGATCGAGGATGGCCATGGGCTTCGACATCTCAGATCACCATGAGGGGCTGAGAGATGAAGCTGTCGAGGTTGCCGACCGGCTCCGGGTTGCCGTCCATCAGGATGGCGCCGGTGAACAGCGCGATCAACGGATCGATCTTGGCGACGCCTGCCGCCTCTTTCGTCACATACACGTTGTTGCCTCGCTGTTCCGCCTTGGCATTGCCGACGCACCACGTCATCAGCTCCTGCCCACCATGTTTCAGCCGCCCGTCGAACAGGCGGCGCTCGACCCCCTTGATCGCACCGCTCAGCTTGTAGCCCTGTCCGACCGGGACGATGTCCTTGCCCAGCTCGAACCCTTCTTCCTCCAGCGCATCGACCAGCGCCGCAACCCCGTGAGGATCAAGGCCGATGCCGGCCTTTTCAGGAAACAGCCCTGCATCTCGGATTCGGCAGCAGATCTGCACCGCCGCCTCGACCTGTTCGGCTGCGCTGTCGGTAATCCCGAGCTGATCCATCTGGGCCAGTTCCTCCAGCTTCGGCGCAATGCTCTTGCGCAGCTCCAGCACCGGTCGCAGACACCATGCCCAGTGCCACGCCAGCCATTTCCGGCTGTGGCGGTGGCGACCGATGGCTGCAAAACCGAACAGGTCATCTGCCCCGCCGACATCGCCCGCCGCCACCATCACGTCGCAGTCCTCCAGCATTCGCTCGAAGGTCAGCGACGGATCGGCGTTTTTTTCCCAATACAGCGCGCCCGCCCATCGATCGGCATTCAGGCCCTGGCCAACTTCGACATTCAGGTGCTGCGAGGCGATCAGCGCCATCTGGTGCGGGCCGTCGATCTCGGCCTTCTCTATCTCGCCCGCGATATAATCCTCGCTCACCGACCGGTTCAGGTTCGGGTTGACCATTCCCCAGGTGCTGCGATCCCGCCAGCCATCATTGGCGGCCATCTCGGGTGGCAACTCGTACAACACGGGCAGCAGAGACCGGCGCATCTCGCCATCGCGGACCTTGCGGGCGATCGTCAGTTCCGACTTCCAGACGCCGGTCGGCGGCGCCTTGGATTGCGTCGTGATCTGCAACAGGAAACCGTCCGGTCTCTTGCCGAGCGATCCCTTGATCTCGGCAAAGACATCGGCGGCCTTCGACATCTTCGCGAACTCATGCGTCTCGTCGATCAACGTGAACGTCGCCATGGCGCCGGTGACAACCGACGGATCGGCCGAGACGATCTGGATTCGCGATGGCACCACGTCATCCAGTTTGACGATTTCGTTGCTGTAAGCCTTCGGGTCGAACATCGCCGTCAGATCTTGGTCGAGGCGGATCATCCCCGCCGCCTGACTGAACGCGCGCTTGGCGATCTTCTGGCTGGGCGCGATCAGCATCAGCTCGGCATGGGGCCGTTCATTCATGATCGCGGCGACAAGGATGATCGCCGCCGCATAGGTTGTCTTGGCATTTCCCTTCGGGACCAGCAGCAGGAATTCCCGGATCATCCGCACCTTGCGTTCCGGGTCATAACTGCCGAAGACCGCGCGGACAAAATCAAATATCCAGTCGTCGCCAGCCTCTTCGAATGTGCGCGGAGTACCGAAATCATCAGGAATCTTCAGCCGCTTGAAGATTGCCAGTGCCTTGTCGGCGACGGCGTCGAACAGCGGCAGGTCCGGGATCAGCGGCTTGCGATTGACGATCCGAGCCTTCCAGTCCGGCAGGGACGTATCCCAGCTTTCCGGCGCCGGCAGATCGTCAGTTCTCATAACTGCCCGGCCTCAACAGGCTGCCCCATTCGGATTGTTCCTCGCCCGTCGCCAGCGCATTTGCCTTCCGGCGCGACATCTCGCCCTTGCCGACATAGCGTGAGCTGGGCTTTTCATCCTCGCGGTCATCCTCGCCCTCGGCGGGCTGCGTCATCTTCGACGCGGCCAGCTTCTGGTCGTTCTTGGCGATCAGCTGGTCCAGCAGGCGCATCGCGCCGACGTTTCCACCGAAGGCTTGATCGGCCGCGACCATCAGTTGCTTGGCAACCAGCTGGTCGCGGGCATGATCGCGCTGGGACAGCTCGGCTCTAAAATACCGTTTCAGCGTCGGCACGCTGATCGATTTGCCGGTGCGCGGATCAAGCACCGTGCCTGCGATCCGGGTGTTGCTCCAACCTGCCGCCAGCAACATGCTGACTTTGAACGAATTTTCTTGCGTCCACTCGAAAGGCGGACGGCCCCGTACCCGCGAGACCCGATAGACCGGATCGCCCCAGAGGGTCCGGCCAATGATTTCGTCCGGATTTTCATGGGGCATGCGAAAAAAAATCTCCGAATGAGGGGGGCGCGGGTCTGGGGCCGAACCATGCTCTGACTTTTGACCCACCCCCCCCCTGATGAGCCGGGCCGGGCTATTTCGCCGATGGCGGCGGCGCCGAAGTTTGAACCATCGGTGGCGATCCAGCCTGACGGCGTTCGGGTTGCGACCTCCACGGCCCACAGCGACCGCAGATGCATTCGAGACGCCAACCGCGCCGCCATGACTTGTGCCAGTGCATCCCATCCCCGCATTGGCAGGGGACATCAACTGGAACCAAAAGCGGCATCGGCATCAGATCCCGAACCCTTCTTTGAAGCTGCGCAACTTGTCGCGAAACAACTTCTCAGCCCGAAGTTTCTCTGCCGATCTCAACGCCTCATTGAGCTCGCGGCTTGCTTTGAGGTAGGCGCGAGCCAACTGCTCGGGCGTGTAGCGGTTCAGCAGTTGCTCAACCTGATCACGATGCATGATGACCTGACCTTTCCTCAGCCTGCTTGATGCGGTCATGGCAGGGCTTGCACAGGCACTGGATGTTGGACGGCAGCCAGAACAGATCGGCATTGCCACGATGGGCAACGATGTGGTCGCCGACCAACTGCGAGGTATCGGACTCGATCTTCCCGCATTTCTTGCAGGTGAACAGATCACGGATCAGGACGCCTTCGCGCAGCCGTTGCCAACGTGCCGTCTTATACCAGCGCCGCCACGGCTCGATCACCTCTCGATGCTGGAACCGATCTCTGAACGTCTTGCTGAGACGCTGGCCAGCTTGCTCAGCGCCATCGAAGCGCGAGGGCATCCGCCCAAGTCTGCTCATGTGCTGATCCTCGATTGGCGCGGGCATCCCACCCGCTTGGCTGCCGGGGCCCACATCGGGCGGACCTGCGTATGATCGGGGCGCGGCAGCTTCCCCTCGTATGGCGCAAATGGAAGCGCCCGCGAGGGGATGATCCCTGCGGGCGCACTTCCTGATAATATTGGTATACGTGCCACAGACGGGTATAAGCCGTCAACACGTTTTTTAGTCCCGATACCCGATCATGCGGTTCAGCGCCCTTCCCAGCGCCACCATGACGGCCTTTCTGCGGTGTCCATCGGGTTGCCAGCCGTGCTTGCGCAGCACCTCGGACGGATCGGCATCGCCGAGGCAGATCAAATCCACGATCCTGATATCCATGATCGTCACCCTGCTGCCCCTCGCATCCGGGCGCATGCGACGAACAGACAGCATCGCATCCGACCCGACCCTGCGGCGCATCTCATCGACCTCGCGCGACACGGCCAGCCGGGCGTCCATGAAATCTCTCTCGGATGAGCCGCTGGCCCGATCCAACTGCGACAGCTTGTAGCTGCCCGCCGCCAGATGTTCGACCAAGTCGCGGTAACGACGCGCCTGCGCGATCTGTCCCGGCGTCAGCAGGTCGCCGCGCGACCCCTTGCGCGACCGCGCCCTGATGCGATCGAACACATCTCCCTTGCGAACCGCAGCGCGATGACCATAGCCCGTTGCGGCGGCTGCCCACTTCTCCATGCCCCGCGCATCCACCCCGTTCGGAACCATCGTCACCTGATGCTCAGCATAGCAAACGCCCCGAGCAGGGGCGGGGATGATAGCGGGTCCGCATTCCTCCGGCGCCGCCGCCCGCGCCAGCACCGCTGCCATCCTCGCCGCTTCGGCATCGATACGCGACTGCCGCACAGCCGCGGCCCGCGCCACAGCCTCGGCACTTCCCGCCCTGTCGAATACCATAGTCATGCTGCCGCCCCTTTTTTCTCAGCCCGGATTTCGTGGATCTCTTTCAACTCGGCAGCGCGCCACGCCAGCCATGCCAGCTCGCCCTCGGTTGCCCGGCCAGCATCCCTGTTCTGGATGATCACCCGCGCCCGATGGGCGTTGTTCGCCGCCTCTTCCTTCAGCTTGCCCTGCATGTAGCGCGGCGGCGGGGGCGGGCCGAACTTCTTGGCCACGGCGTAAAGCTCGACCGCCCAACCCTCGGCCACCGCCCGGTCGCCCATCTCCGAGCGCATCAGGCTGGGCGGATAGGTGGCTTCGCGCGCCGGCGGCTTGCGCAGATCGAAAGCCCAGACGCGGATGAACCCCTCATCCGGCCAGACACCCTTGGTCGAAACTGCATGCGCCGTGATCAGCTCGACCATGGCCCGCAATTCGTCATCGGTCAGATAGGCCAGATCGGTGCGCAACCGCTCCATGGCCTTGTCGTGATCCTCGGCGCTGCGTCCGCGCTTGCGCTTCAGCCCCGCCAAAGGCTCCAGCAGCAACGCCTCAACCCGCGCCTTCGCTTCTGCACTTACTCCAGTCATCACCACCTTCCCCTTTCTCAGCCCTGCCGACTTATCCACAGGCGCAACCGCTCGACTGTCGCGGGATTGCCCCTGTCTCTTTCCTTGTCTTTGTCCCTGTCTCTATCGAACGAGACAGTCTTGAAGTGTCTGCGGACTGTCTCAGACTGTCTTTCGGACAATTTCAGGACAGTTCGGAAAGTCTCAGGCCCGCGTTCGCCCGCGCGCCATCGTCAGATCCAGCATGTGATCCGACCACCGCGCGATGCCGCGCTCGATCCAGCTGGAGGACCGGTATTCGCAGCCTTCCTTGACCAGCCATTCATCGATCCAGCGGACGGCCGCGTCGTTCTGCGCCAATTCGGCTTGATATCCTGCCAGAGATCCACGCAACCTCAGCAGTCGCTTGGACACGCTGGCGGCTTCGCTGCGGGCCCGGTGATCTTCCTTGCGCGAGATGGCCTCGGTCAGCGACCGCAGCACCATCGGATGCATCAGGCGGATTTCCTCGCCGCATTTCACGCGGCGCCATTTGTGCAGCGGTCCGAACTCCAGCCGACACAACTGGGTGAAATGGTCGCGGTCAACAAACAGCATCTTGGCCAAAACACCATAATCCGTTGGCAAGGTGCCGACCGGAGACTGGTCATAGCTGATATTGATCAGATCGAAGAACAAAGCCCGGCATTCCGCCGTGCCCTTCAGGCGCATGTCGCAGTTCAACCAGCGCCGCCGCTCCCATGCCATGAAGTAATGACTGTCCAGCCGGTCTTCCGGCGACAGCGGATATTCGTCGAGGTCATCGACGGATGCCAGTTGCAGATTGCTCATGCCGCCACCTTTTCGCATGCAGCACGCTCTCGCGCGGCCTGCTGTTCACGTTTCGCAGCGTCGGCAAGCAATGCGGCCAGGCGAATCTCTTGCCATGCCTCGATCGGCAGGCCCGGCCTGCCACGGGGGCGGCGCGGCAGGCCCATCAGATGGGCACGCTCAACGACAGTGCGGGCACTTTGGCCGAACAGCTTGCCGATAGCTGCCGAATCGATCCCGGCAAGCCACATGGCGGCGAATTCTTCCTCGCGCCCAACGGCAAAATGGCGCAGGTCGTGTGAACGACCCGGCAAGCCAAGCGCCTTGCGGCGATAGATGATCCCGGACGACGCAATACCAAAATGACGCGCCATTTCCGCGACCGGGACCCCGCGCCGCCACATGTCCGTAAATTCCGCTTCGCGGTCCGAGGCGATCCGCCACGGCTTGCCGCGCTTGCGGGAAGGAAGTCCGAGCGCCTTCGCCCTGCGCCAGAAATTCGCCCGGGTCAGTCCGACCTGCTCGGCAGCCTGCGCCGTGGTCAGCGTGTCATCCAGCCACGCCGCGCGGATACGGGCCATTGAGACGCGCTTCATTGCTTGGCCCCAATGTGCTTTGTGATGTGCAACAGATCGAACGTATCGCGCAGGCGCCGAATGATCGACGTAGGGTCGAAATCGCCTTCATTCAGGCCGAACGCCGCAGCGTCGACAAGCAGGGCAATGGCATCTTCGGGGCGAGTCTCAAGCTCAAGCGCCGATTCCCAGATCAGAAGCAAAGAGCGTTCAGTCGGAGTCATTTCCGCCCCCGCTTGACGCGCTGGTAAAACTTTTCCGAGCGTGACTGGAAGCGAACCGCCGCCGCCATGTCGCCCAGCTTCACGGCGCGCCGATAGCGCGCCTCGTTGTATCGCTGGCACATCCGCCACCAGACCTTCATGAGCGCACCTCGGGGTCGATCACCTGAAACACCGCCTCGGCGCCGACCAGCGCGATGACGCGAAGCACATAACGGAAATGGGGCGAATTCTCGCAGCGCAGCCAGTTGCGCACCGTGCGCGGTGTCACCGGACGCTTGTCCGAGGTCAGCACCTCGGCGGCCAGTTCCGCCAGATCGTTTTCCGACCGCGCCTCGGGGAAAGCCCGCCACAGCAGGCTGGCGAACCACTCGCGCTCGGCATCCTCGGCGGAATGTGCCGACGACGATTTTCTGAAATTCATTTCCGGCAATCCCGTGCTGTTATGTCCGCGTGAAGACGGAGCAACAGAAGAAGGGCGAGAGGGCGCGGCATGGCGGATCATGCTGCGCCCTCGGCGTTAGCAGGGGAGTGCTTCGCCATATAGGCGCGCACCCGGTCGGCAACGATCATCGTCGGACTGCTGTCGCCGTCCTTCCATTTTTGCCATTGTCCCCACCCGGCGCCGATCGATGCCCGCAACAAGCGCTGGGGCGTGGTCGCGGTGGCGGTGCAATACTCTTCAATATCGGCAAGAAACTGTTCCATGCCCCTAAAATGGGGAAGCATCCCCATTTTGTAAAGCGGAAACTTCCCCGTGGCTGAATTGCTACGAATGGGGCAGTTTCCCCATATGGAAAACACCGATCTGGATGCCTTTGTTCGCGGCCTGGAAGTTGCGATGAAGCGGACAGGCTGGAAGGCCGCACCGCTGTCCGAGGCGTCGGGGATGGGAACGACGGCGGTAAGAGACCTTTTTCGAAAGAAGTCGTCTCCCAAGGTCTCAACGGCGTTTGCGCTAGCCAGCACAATAGGGATGACGGTGGATGAGATAATCCGCCTCGGCGAAGGGGCACCTAGCCTCATCGGGAACTTCATCCCTGTCATCGGCGAAGTCGGCGCGGGCGCTCGCGTGCCGCTGACCGACGTGCACGAAAACAATGGCGGAATGTTCTCGGTCGCGGCGCCATCGCAGCTGCTGCGCCGCGCACCCGCCAGCACCTTCGCCGCAGTGATCGTCTCGGGCGACTCGATGATGCCAATGTATCAGCCGGGCGATATCCTGTTCTACAGCCGCGCCACGCATGAGGGCATCCCGGATGAGGACATCGGGCGGCCCTGCGTGGTCGAGGATGCAACGGGGATGGCATGGCTGAAGCAAGTGCGGACTGGCGATGAGCCGGGCCTGTTCCACCTCATTTCACTGAACCCCAATGCCGATACCATGCACAACCAGCGGATCAAATGGGCGTCGCGCGTCATCTTCGCGCTGCCGGAAGATATGGTGGAGAGGATATGAGCGACAAAGAGCGCATAGCCCAACTTGAAGCCGAGCTCGCGGCCACCAAGCGCGCCGCCACGCATATGATGGTCGGCATGGCCATGGGCATTGCGTCAACGCCTGAGGGGCGCGAGGAACTGGCGGCAGGGTTTGCCGAGGCGGCCAGCGATCCGGACCCGGCAATTGCCGAGATGGCGCAGGCCGTGGCGGATGCGATCAGGGCGGCGATGTTGGCGGATGAGTGAGGTCAGACTAACGAGAATGCGGCAACTGCAAGTGTCCCTACCAGCCACACGAAGATAGTTGTGATGAAACTGGCAGCCCTCACGCCAGCCAGAAGCGCGTGACGCAATGCGGAGGCTGATACTTCTAAGCTGCGATCAAGCAGGCCATCAATCAGCAGCCACACAGCCACACAGGCGACTGTCCAAGAAAAAAAGGCCCCCAGAGAAATAACCAAGATTGCGATGTTCATTTGGCGTTTCCTTACAGAAAATTCAGCAGCCGTCACAGCCTTGGCGGCGGCGCTTGGGGTAGTGTCCGCATCACTGGCGGCCTTGTTCGCAGGAGCGGCCGTGAAAGAGGCCAGGAACACTAACGCCAGTCAGAACAGGGCTTATCTGACCGTCAAATTCACGGAGATAATCTACGCAGGGAGAACCTCCAGGGCGCTCCCGAACGGTGGGCGAGATGCCTATGTGATACGAGTTTGGGTCCGAAATTCCGGCAGAACCCCGGCGAAGTGGTTCAAGGCCAAATGCAGACTTTCCTTCGTGAAATACGACGTCAACATGAATTCGCCCCAAGTTGTTGCTACCCACGAAGAGGAAACAAAGGCTTGGGTCGGCATGGCAGCCGACGAAGACGTCAGCTTCATGCTCGACGGAATGGATTATTTCAATGTCATCTCTCAAGCGATAGATGACGCGGTCGATGGCTCCAGCGTCGTCTTGGAGTGCGAAATCTCCTACCAGACGATGTTTGACAAGAAGGCCCAGATGTGGGCCACAAAAACAGCCGCCCGAGCGGAACGCCTTGCCGACTATGCCACCGATTACAGGCAATCCAGAATACACGATACCCCGAGGCCAGATCCCCTGAAAATGCCATTCAGCCCGGTCGAGGTAGAGCCTCCTGGCGTGGCATAAGGTAGGCACAGCGCACCGCCATCTCCGCCCGCCCCACGGCGGGCTTTTTCATGCGCCGCAGCCCGGCGCTGGCGGGTGGCGATCCGTCGCCCTCCCTATTCGCAGGATAGCGGGCGCGAATCGGGGCGGCAAGATTAAAAAGGGGAAGTATCCCCATTTAATGCTTTACAATGGGGATACTTCCCTATTACGTTCATCCCAACCGGCACGCCGCCGGACGGGAGATCGACATTGAGCATCAGCGAACAGCCTGAGCGCCTTGGCCTGCTGAAGGTCATGTTCCGGGACGGTGGGATCCAGACCGTTTCCAACGTCAGCGCGAAAGAGGCCGGAACCCTTCTCGATCACCTTGGCAAGATGATGGTTGATGACGTGCCGGCGCCGCGCTTTGCCGCGATCCGCAGGCCCGAAGACAGCTATGCCGTCGATCTGTCGCAGGTGCGCAGCGTCGAGTTCGCCCTTTTCGCGGACGAACCCACTGACGCAGGGGCGCTGTTGGCATGACCGCCCGCTTCCCCGATCCCGTCGATGATGACCGTCGGCCCGTTGGCTTTGTCGGATTTCTGGGCGGGGCGCTTCTGATCCTGCTGCTGTTGGTCGCATGGCTGCTGACCCGCGTGGACTGGCAGTGGCTGCTGGATTTCGTTGCGCCCACTGCCGCGCAGGCCCGCGATCTGGGCTGGGTGAACATCGTCGAGGGGCTGTGAGCCTCTGACCGAGATCCGGCCCCGTGGTGGGGCCGGTGCCGGGATGCCGACAAGCCATGAAAGGCCTGTCCTCTTGTTCGGAAAATAAGGGCATCCCGGTCTGAATTCGAACCCCGCGACGCATGTCACTGTCCTGTCGCGGGCACTTGCCGGGAAGGTGTTTTCTCTTCCCTTCACCTTCCCGGCTCCTTTGTTTCGCAACCGAAAGGATGCCAGATGGCAAACCCACCCGAACTGCGCAGCCTCGATCAGATGCTGTCGCTCGCCGATAACGGTGATTACCTGCCCGATCTGCTGGAGCGGATCGAGGCCAACAATGTCGAGATGCGCCAGTTTGCTCAGGACTTCGCCACCGGAGCGAAGGGCAAGATCGTCATCACCATCGAAATGAAGTGCGATCGTTTCGGCCAGTTGGAGATGGCGATCACCGATAAGGTCGAGGGACCGAAGCCGCCCAAGCACAAGGCCGTCGGCTGGCTGACCGGCGATGGCGCCCTGACCACCCACAACCCCGCCCAATCCCGCATGGAAATCCGCGACGTCGATGGCCGCCGCGAGCTGCGCGCAGCCGAGTAAGGAAAACCCTACCATGACCACCGAAACCCCGAAGAACATCGCCGAGACGATCATCGAAGAGATGCGCCGCGTCGGCGAGTACGAAATTGTCATCTGTCCGTCGGAAGAAGCGCCGCTTGCGCCGATGATCATCAGTGCGCCGAAGGACATGGTCCTGCATGATCTGACCGCGAAGAATCGCGAGGCCATTCAGGCCCTCAAACCGTTTCAGCGCACCGGCAGGGCTGTTCTCGCCGATCTGGACAGCATGATTGTCTGGACCAATCGTTTCAAGGGCGCGGACACGGTGCTGTTCGGCCAGATCCACCCGGTGCCGAAGCTGGTTTCGGTGATCGACTATCACGGCGAAGGCGCGCCGGTCATCGATCACACGAATGGCGATCCGGCGGCGCGCTATGGCCGTCATACCGGCACCTACAGCTTTCCTGTCTCGGAAGAGTGGAAGCGCTGGAACGAGATCAGCGGCAAGGCGCTGGACAAGGATGTATTCGGCGAGTTCATCGAAGAGAACGCCAAGGATTTCCTTGATCCGACGCCCGCGCTGCTGGGGCAAGGCAAGTCCGATCCGGAGGCATGGGAAGCCCGGATGATCGAGGTGGCTGCCAAGGTGCAGGGACGGTTCGGGCAGTATACGGCGCTGAACCTGCTGTCGCGCGAGTTCAAGGTGCATGAGCAGGGTCACCTAAACGTCACCACCAACCGCGACACCGGCGAGGCAAAGGTCCAGTTCCTGACCGAGCATCGCGATCCCGACGGCCAGCCGCTGACGTTGCCCAACCTGTTCATGATCGCGATCCCGGTCTTCGAGGAAGGCGCGCTGTATCGTCTGGCCGTGCGTTTCCGCTATCGCAAGGCGGGCTCAGACGTGAAGTTCATCGTTCAGCTCTACAACCCCGATGTCGCGCTGCGCGATGCCGCCCGCGAGGCGATGACGCAGGCACAGGAGGCCACCGGCGTGCCGTTCCTGATGGGCGTGCCCGAGACCAGCGGCGCCTGATGACCGCCGAGGTGACATATCGCGGCATCGCCATCCGCACCTTCGACATTCCATGCACCCCGTTCGTCTGGGTGCATGACGAAGGTGACGCGCATGGCGAGGCCCCGACGCTGGACGAAGCCAAGCGCCAGATCGGCCGTCACCTCGGCCCGCAGGGCGGCTCTGAGGGTTGCCCGGAATGCGGCGGCACCGGCTACGAGGATTGGTGCCGCATGGCGATCAGCCCCTGCGAATACTGCTTTCAGGAGGAAGATTTATGACCGCAGGTCAGCTGGAAAAATGCCCGGCATGCAGCGGGCGCGGATACCACCACTGCGATTGCTGGCCGGGAGACTGCATCTGCGGATGGGGTGATGAGGATTGCGAAGAATGCCGCGGGAATGGGTGGATCGACCCGGCCTATGACGACGATCCGTATTTGGACGAATTGCCGGAGGGCGAGAAATGAGACTGATCAGATCCATGGCGCTGGCCACCGTTATGACCCTGTGCCTCGCCGTCGGCGCCGGGTTGACCGCATTGGCTTCCATATGCGGCCGCTATTTGGCGCACGATCTGGGACTGCCGGTCGAGGTCGGAGGGTGGGTCGGCATGGTGGCGATGGTTTTCACGCTGCTGACCGTGATGTGCTGGCTGGAGGATGAGGCATGAGCATCCAGCCGGACCTGTTGTCATGCCCGTTCTGCGGCTCACAGCCGATGATCCTCGGCATGGATCGCGCGCAGCATCCTGTTGCGGGGTGCATCCTGTCCGGACGCACAATTGCTGCGCGCGAGTTCCGTGAGTGGAACAAGAGGACACAGCTGCCGGATGCGGGTCAACTGTGCAACAGCACAGTCGAGATGGCCGAATGTGTTGCTTTCAGCGCGGGATATGAGGCTGGCGAGCGGGATGGGCTCGCGAAAGGCGGTGCGTGATGACCACCATGCGTATCCTGATCGGCTGCGAGACCTCGGGCGTGATGCGCCGGGCCTTCGCCGCCCGTGGGCATGATGTCTGGTCCTGCGATCTGCTGCCTGCCGAGGATGGCAGCAATCGTCATATCCAGGGCGACATTCTCGATCATCTGGCCGAGGGCTGGGATTTGCTTGTGGTCGCCCATCCACCCTGCACGCGCCTGTGCAACAGCGGGGTGCGCTGGCTGCATACGCCGCCGCCCGGCCGCACAAGGTCGGATATGTGGCTTGAGCTGGATGAGGGCGCCGCGCTGTTCGCCGCCTGCTGGAACGCCCCGGTCGATCGTGTCGCGGTCGAGAACCCGGTGATGCACAAGCACGCCCGCGAGCGCTTGCCCGCGGATCTACCGAAGCCGCAGATCGTGCAGCCGTGGTGGTTCGGCGAGCCGTTCTTCAAGGCGACGGGTTTTTACCTGCGTGGGCTGCCGCACCTGACCGCAACCCATAGACTGACGCCGCCGAAGCCCGGGACCGATGAACACAAACGCTGGAGTGCGGTTCATCGCGCCTCGCCGGGGCCGGATCGGTGGCGTTTCCGCAGCCGGACATTCGAAGGCGTGGCAGAGGCATGTGCCGATCAGTGGGGGAGTGAAGCGATGAGGGATGCCGCATGACCAAGCGCCGGCCATGGACCGATGAACACATGCTGGACGCCCTGCGCATGCGCGACGAGGGTCTGCCGGTCGATCAGATCGCGCAGAGGCTCGGCTATTCGAAGGGGTCGGCCTGCGGCGTCCTCAAGCGGATCCGCGACGATAGCCGGGCCGCCGAGGGGCGGAAGGAGGCGCGGGCATGACCCAGAACCGCAGCAGCGCCGTCATGCAGCAGCGCGCCGAGCCCCACGACAGCCTGGACGATTTCCCAACGCCGCCATGGGCCACGCGGGCGTTGTGCGAGTGGCTGAAAACCCACGCCATCATGGACAGCTGCCGAGAACCCGCCGCCAATCGCGGCCATATGGTCCGGCCGCTGCTGGAATATTTCCCGGCGGTCGATGCGGCGGATGTGCACGATTACGGCGCGGGATTCCGCGTCGAGGATTATCTGTTTGGTCCCGATCCAGAGCCGGTCGATTGGACGATTACCAATCCGCCGTTTCGCCTGGCCGAACAGTTCATCGAGCGAGCGCTGCGGACTTCGCGCCAAGGCGTCGCGGTGATCGTTCGCAGCGCATTCCTCGAAGGGGTCGGGCGATTTGAACGACTGTATAATGCCAGCCCGCCCACGGTGATCCTGCAATTCTCTGAACGCGTCGTCATGCACAAAGGCAAGCTGAGCGCCACGGGAAGCACCGCGACGGCTTATTGCTGGTTGATCTGGATGCAGTACTGCCCGTCAGACCGCTTCGGCACCAGATTTGGATGGATCTCGCCGTGTAGGAAGCGGCTGGAGCGGGCCGAGGATTATGAGGATGCACGACAGGAGGTGATGTTCTGATGGCGGTTAGGATCGAGACAAAGCTCAAGCGTCTCATTGTTGCCAGCCAGGAAGTTGGCCGTGTCGTGATCGGCGCGGAGATCGAGGGCGAAAAGATCAACCTGATATTTGAAACACCGAAAGACACCATGCCCGCTGATTTCATAGACTGGCGCCGCAAGAAATGAAACGCGATCTGCCATCTTACGTCTATCGCAAGGGAAAGAACCGGCTCATCTACTTCTGCCGGTGGGGGAAGACCCAACGCATGTATGCCACCCCCGGCACTGCCGAGTTCGCCGCGGAGTATGCCCTGATGATGCGGGGCAATCCCCCTGCCCCGAAGCGCACCGTCAAGGGGCTGATCCATCGGTATATGATATCGGACCGCTGGCCCGCGCTCGCGGTAAACACCCGAAAGTCATACTCGCGACACTTTGCCTATCTGGAGGAGGCCGCAGGTCACATTGACCCCGTCACCCTTCGCACCTCGCAAATCTATGAGATGCGGGACGCCCTGAAGGATAAGCCGACAGATGCCAACCGGAAGATCGGGGTGCTCTCAACGCTGTTGGCGTTCGGCGTTCGGATCGGATGGCTGGATCGGAATGTGGCGGAAGGGGTCGAGCAGCTGAAAGGGGTTCGACCCGCCCGGGAACCTTGGCCCGAAGATAAGATCGCCGCATATCGCGCTGTGGCCGACCCCCTACCCTTGTTGATCTTCGAGGTTCTCCTTGGCACCGGCCAGAGAATCGGCGACGTGCTGGCGATGAAATGGGCCGACATCGAGGACGGCGGGATTTGGGTCCAGCAGCAGAAGACCGGCGCCGGCATCTTTGTCCCGTTCACCGACGCGCTGGCCGACGCCTTGGACGCTGCGCCGAGAATCGGCGAGACGCTGATCGCGCAGCAAAATGGCAGATCAGTCAGCTATTCCTTGGCGCACAAGCTGATCACCGATGTCAGGAAGAAAATCGACGCGATGCCATGGGATATCCATTGCCTGCGTCACTCTGCGGCCGCCGAGATCGCCAGTCTGCCGGGAATGAGTATTGAGCATGTCATGGCTATCACAGGGCATACATCGGAGCAGATGGCCCGCCATTACAGCCGAAAAGCCGACATGCGCGCGAAGGCGCGAGAGGCGCAGAACGCAAGGCGAACGAAACAGGAAACCGGAAATCAGAATTGAAACCGCCCCTATGGGCCGTTAAATTTCAATCGGTTACGTTAAAAAAAGAATGTTCCTCAACCACCTCTATGGCGGGATGGATGAACCGGAACTGAAAATCATCGACGTCTTCATCTGTAAATTGCGCAAGAAGCTGTCAACGGCGCTGGACGGCGAAAACCATATCGAGACCGTCTGGGGACGCGGCTATGTGCTGCGCGACCCCGAATCCGGCAATCACGAACGGCTGGCGGTCGGCGCCTGATCGCCGCCGCCGCCCCTTCCGTCATCCGCATGCCAACCCATCTGGGCGCGGCGGCTGATGCAGCGTATAAGCTGAGCCGGACAGCAGGCCAGAGCGGGACGGCAGGGA